AAATCTGTTGGAAAGTTATAATACTCATAGACCAGTTCATAGGCTTTGTTTGGCTCTGGTGTCATAATAAATTTAAGGTCAGGTGCCTGTGCTACTTGGGTAGGCACACCCTGACCAAGAGATGAACTGTACTCTTGTTCTACATATCTATCTAAATAATCTTCGTATGCAATTTCAGTAAGTCGTGTGGTGGCGTTACCTAATGAGGTATTTTCTTTAATACGAAAAGACTTAAAATTAATAACTTTAGCATCTGCAGGAAATGCATAACGGCTAGTATTAGCTACTAAAGTTGTTTCTTGTGTGTTATGATTAAAAGGCCAAAAGTATTCTGATTGATTTAAATATCTAATAGAGGCATTAACTGCATCTTTAGCTTGTGAGTAAAAGCCTGTAGCCGAAGCAAAATTAGCTGAACTGAGTTCTACCTCATTCAGCCTTCTGTTCACTGCATTTACTAAGCCAAGAAAATCATATGCCATGTTATATCCTTAATGAAAGTGAAGGGGCAAGTTGCCCTGCCCCCTCATGTTATGTTAGGCTTGGTCACGTGCTACGTCTGTAGCTTTATCCAGACCGCCAACAGGCATGACTACTGCAAAGACTCGCAGAACGCCAGCACTAATTGTACCTGCAGTTCCTGCAAAAGTAAGCAGCATAGGGTCAGCACCGTCCACAACTTGTGGATTTGCGGTTGCTACAAGTACAGTTGCGTATGTACCTGCGGATGCCCCGTCAATGTCAAAACCGTCTACCCACGCATCTACATCACCACTTTTTGGACCTAAATCCACAGTAGCATCTGACGCAGTGTTGGTCAGAGCAGTTGTAACTTCAATGCCAGCAAACAAACAAATGCAGTTTGCGGGAATATCGAGACATTCAATGGTGCTACCATTGGCATCAATATTCTGGTCAGCGAAGTTGATTGTTTGCTCTATCAAGTATGGTTTTACCCGTGAACTTACACCGTAAGTAGGGCCATGATTAGTATTGGTCGTTGCCAACAGTGTTGTTGTTGCAGCCATTTTTCAATCCTCCCTTAACGTACGTTGTAGATGGCGTTGACAAGAGCCTCTGGACGGAGAACCTTGCGACCATACAAATGCATACCCCGAACAATGTCGGCGAAGCTGTCGGGGTCACGGTATGTTTCGGTCTTGTTAATCTGCTCTGCAGTAGCAACAGCAGAAGAGTGACCAGCAACAATCACACCATAGTTGGATGAATTGGTGTCTGCTTCAGTAGAAGGACCAGTTCCAACAGATGGTAGGTTGTTAGAAACATGAACAGTAAAGCCATGTAATGAACCAGCCATTTGACCATTTTGCAGACCTGAACCACCGAAGTCGGCATTAAACAGCCGTGAGTCTTCGTCTTTCAGAAGTTCTGCAAATACCGGGTCAACTACAAGCCAGCGACCTGTGGTATCCACATTTTGCTGGTCGAGTTTGCGACCCATACGAGCAATCACAGATAGTGGGTTAGCGTTACCAGCAGCAGTAGGTGCTGCAGAGTTACCACTCCGTGCTGCAAGAGCAATAGAGTTACCACCTGAACCAGCGTTAAAGTCACTGGCATCTAGTTTCATGCTTGCAAGCAATTCGTCTGAACCAGCAGTGCTTACAGCTTTTGAACCATTGACGGTTGTATTTGCTGTGTCAGCATTGCTATGTAAAGCTGATTGCGTAAAACCTGACAAGTAGCCAAGAACATCTTGGTCAAACTGGTCAGCAAGACGGTACGCAGCACGGTCACTTGCCAGAGACTGGAAGTTTACGTGGCTGTGTGCCTCTTCAATGTCGTCAACCTTAAATGCAAAGTAGTTAGCTTTGTCAATTGTCAGGCTGAAGTCCTCATCGTCAAGGTCTTGCGGCGTGATTGTTGTACCACGGGCGTAAGCCTTAACTGTAATTTCGGGTTCCTTGATAATCTTAACGGAATCCCCCATTTGTGCAATTTCACCAAAGTAGTCATTGTTGGTGATTGCCTCACAAACAGCGGCCTTGCGGAAAGCAAGTTGCACCTGTTTGGAGTAAATTACGGGAGAAAAATTACCGTTAGGAAGATTACCATAACCACTAGCAGTAGTAAATGCCATGTTAAAATCTCCTAATTTAGCATTTTACAGATGCAAACATTACAAGTCTTAGCAGAGGCTGAATAACGTAGGGTGTGTATTCTAGTTAGGTGGCCGCCCAACTATTCAACAGGCCATGTTTATCAGGTAATCCGAAAGGGTTATTGTTGTTTGCTGATTGTAAATGTAACTAAGTAGCTATCTCAGTTACACTTACCTGACTATAGTTATACTTAAAAATAACTACTTGTCAACTCTTTTTTATATATTTATCTAGCAGAGCCAGATACATCATATACAAACTTACCAGAACGAATAGCTTCCATGATTTCATCTGAACGCTTTTCGTATTCTTGTGCTGACATTTTTTGTACTTGCGACTCTTTTAGGTACGTAGTGCTTTCTTGTTCTTGTGGCTTACTACGTGAGTTCTTTGTAGATACAGACTTAGCTGCAGCTTTATCTGACTTAGGCTTGTCTTTACTAATACCTTTGTCAGCTTTGTACAAATCAATGGCTCTAGCAGCAGAACGTGCATCGTTGTCATTATCATACAATGCATCTTGTACCCACTTAGGCTGTTCTTCAGCCCACTCGTGGAAGTCATCGCTATCACGAATGTCACCAAAGTCTGGGTGAATACGCATTAGTTCTGCTTCAGCTTTTTCTTTAGTGGCACTATTCTGCAACTCATCAATTGCTTTCATACGTTCTTCCAGTGCTGTTGACTGTTCACGTGCTTTCTTCATAGCAATTGTTTCAACGATAGCTGCTACATCTGGGTAGTCTGCTGCCCACTGTTCAATGTCTTCGTCAGACTTAGGCAGTTTCATTTCCTTCTGTGCAGCTTGACTGAGTTGAGATTTGAGTGCTTCAATTTCTTTCTTTAACTCTTCAGACTGTTGTTGTTGATGCCTACGCAAGTCAGAGTAACGCTTCTTAAATGTTTTTTCTTCTGCGCTAGTAGGTTCAGCTTCTTCTGGTTCAGCAGTAGCCTCTTGCTCTACCTCACCCTTTTGTTCTTTCATCAACTGTTCTAGTTCTTCTTCTTCCATCTTGCGTTTTTCTTCGTTGCTGTATTTACGATTTGCAAACGCAATCTTTTTTTCGGGCTGCATTTCTTCAGCCATAATAGCTTGTTCTGCCATTGTGTGTACTTCCTTTTGTTGGGGCCAACGTAGCCACGCCGGGGTGGGGGATGGGTAGGCCAACTGATTGTAGCTAGTTAAACTGCAGCTACAGCAGTATTTTATTCCATCATATCCCAGCAACCTTTATAAAATCTTAACCATTGTTGCTCAGTCATGTAAGAATATTTATAAAAATTGTGCAACACAAAATCTAAAGGTATAGAAATATTAGCTTGTTTATGTACCATAAAATGATTGACACAATTAGTGTTTTCATTCCATATAGCTATGTACTTATATGTTGGACCTTTTGTGTTATGTTCTATGCTGCTTGTTTTTGGTTTAGCATTTCCATCATCCATTCACCACGACCACCTATATCTGCGCTGATTTCAACAAAGTCTGTAAACTCTGTACCATTTTCAGCTATCATTAAATGGTTGATATTCATTAAGCTGTAATAAATTTCACGTTTATCAATAGCTTTCTTAGAGGATGTTTCACCTACACGTTTCCATGTACCTTTGTCTAACACAGGGTGTGCAGAAGTTACGTGTATACCTTTATAGTCATACCAGTCTTCTAGTAGACCATCACCTTGCATAACCGCATACACTAAGCCGCCTTTATACATTTTGTCTCCCGGCTTAATATCTTCAACACATTTAGTTGTGCCATCTGCCATTTTGAATAGTGTGCCTTTTTCAAAGCATCCGCCGCCAACTGCACCACCACCTTTAGAACCGTCAGCATTGTCTCCACCACCAACACCGGGACCACCGCCTCTGTCAGCCATAGAGCCACCTTCTTTACCCTTATCGCTCGCTGCTGGCGCACCCGGACCCGGAGCAACACCTTGTGACTCAATACCTGCTATTCCCTGTCCTGTTGTAACACCAGCATCTTTTGCTGCTTGGGCAGCCGCTGCCGCATCATCTGCTTCATCATCTTCATCATCATCTGTTGCCATAGCTTCGGCATATGCATTTATAGCATCTAATGCTTCAGGGTCAAAATCAGGATTTACAGTGCCGGGGTCATCTTCATTATATGCGCTATTACCGTTTTTGTCGGTTAATGCGCCGCTGCTATCCATTCCAAGACCTGACAAAGTATCGGCTTGTTCAACAGACATTTTATTTGTCTTTATTGCATCTGCTATAGATTTAGCTACAGTTGCGGCAGCCAATTCTGTTGGTGCGGTTTGTCCTATGCTAGTAAAGTTAGAAACTACATTCATTGCAGAACCAATAGCGTCTAGTTCACTTACCGAAGCTGCAGATACATCAGTAAGACCAAAAGCATTTACTACTGTATTTCTAGCTGTATTAGATGCTATAGCAACATCATTAGCTGTAGGTTTTCCTGTTATTGCGCCCATTAAACCCACAGTAGGAGAAAGACTTGTTAGTTGAGATAAACCTAAATTTGTTACTGCACTTGTATAGGCTGAACTTTTTAATGTATTTGCATTACCACCAAACATACCTCCGGGCGTTTTACCATCCATTCCTGTACTGTTATCTCCACCCATTTCCCTAACTTGTGTTTGACCAAGAGTAGGTGTTACAGTGGTAGGTGCTTCTTCTGGTGCTGGCTGGTCCCCAATAGGACGATAGCCTTCAGGTATTGGATAAATAGGTCTACCATCTTTAAATGGTATTTGTAATGTCTGACCAGCATCATTTATATATGTACGTAACTCATCATACTGACCCGGCTTGCTGCCAACTGTTTCAGCAAAGGTAGGCAAGTTAGTTGTTTGCAAAGCTGTTTGAAACTGTGGACCAGTAAACTGTACAGGCTGGAAATACGGTGTTGCACCACCATAAGATGTGTAACCTGTCTGTCCACCACTAGGAACTTGATAGCCAGCAATGCCTGTACCCGGTAGTGTGTATGTTCCTGTACGTGGGTCTACTTGTGTAGGCTGATTATATGGCTGTTGCGGAACAGATGGTGGTACATAACCACCTACTTGGTAGTTTTTAGTTTCACTATTATACTCTTCTTCTTCATCCACGTCAAGGTCATACATATCAAATGGCAAGTCATCTTGCACAACAGCTTCTTCGCTATTACCCATCTGACCCATAGCTTCCATCTGCGACAAACCTTGCTTTGCTTCTTGCCGCATACGCATTAAATTTTCAAGGCCGATATATCGCACTACATCTGCAGGAAAAACAAACTCGCCTTCACTCAACTGAGCAGGAATGTCATCACGTACTTCTTCACGCAATGAACCGGGTGGTACTTCGTTGCCTGATTCCTCATCAACCATACCACCTTCATCCATAAGGCCACCTTCGTTGAAACCTTGGCTTTTCATCATTTTATACAGGTTAATAAATTTTTTCTGTTTTTCTTCTGGCATATCTTTTATTTCGCCAGACATTAACATATCAGTTAACTTATCGAATTGGTCTTGCCTAGTTGCTTTTTTATCTTCTGCACTAGACTGCAAATCCTGCATAGCTGTATCTTTAGCAGAAGATGTATCTCCACCTTCATTGAAGCCACGTTCTACAGGCTCAAAGAGTTCCATTTGTTCTGCCATACGTTTAGCCATAGTATTATCCTTCAGCTTGCGCTACGTCCTCACGTAAACGTCTTATCTTACGCAGTGCTTCAACAGCACCTTGTGCCTTATGCACAGTAATCATATTCTCAGATTGTTCTAATACTTTGTGTTGCTGTGCAATAAGCACATCTAAGTAATTACTGAAGTGGTCCCATTGGCGGTTGCTGCTGACCAGCCCCTTCAGCTTGCTGAGTATTTCCTTGTCCATTCGCACTAAATCCTTGTTCACCCGGTACAGGAACCTGTCCAGTACCTACGTTGCCACCACCTGCACCTGTTGGGTCCATTGCATCTGCACCCGGCGGTGGTGTCATACCACCCTGCTCTGGTTGCATTGGCTGCTGGAAGCCCTTCATAATTTCTGCTTGCAGTGCAGCTTCGTCCATATTGTTGGTTACTTTGTCGGGGTCTAAGTCCATAGACTTTGCAATCTCACGGATTACATACTGGAACTTAGCAAAGGGTGCGAGTGCAGGATTACTTGCAATTTGCAAGAACTGCATTAGACGCTGGCTACGCACTTCATTAGCCATAAGACTTTCTGTACCTCGTGCTTTAACTTCCAAGTCACCTTTAATTTCTGGGTCAAAGTCAAACTGCATATTAAAGCGGAAGAAACCTTCACCAAGTGGGCGAAGCAGATAGTCGTCTACATTCTTAATAACTGTTTTGGTGCTACCTTGTGCAGCACCCATTAGCATTGAGATACCTGAAGCTGTACGGCCTACACCAGATACACCTGTCTGTCCGTGTGCAAATGATGGAAAGCCTGTGCTTTCATCTGCCAGTACACGTGCCTTATCAAACAGCATCATGTTTTCAGAAGATACGTTAGGGAACTTTGTGCCAAAGATAGCTTGACCCGGTGCGCCGCCCTGTCTGCGGAATACCTTGCCCGGATACAATGACAAGTCCTGACCCGGCACTAGGTTTGTTTCGTCTACCTCAACAATCAAGTTGCCAGACAGTACAGCGTTATCAACAGCCATACGCATAAAGCCATTCATTAGTGTCTGCGTATCGTCCATGTTCTCTGCAATACCTACACCAAAAAATGAATAGGGATTCAATTCATATGGTGCAGCAGAGTATGGAATCTTAGATGGCTTGAATGGATTAAGAACCATACGCATTAGTTTGCCGTTACAAATCCAGACATTAGCTTGCAACTCATCAAACTCTTTTAGTTCTTTTGGAATATCTACGCCCTGCTCTTCAAGCAGTTCAGTATCAACCATGCCCCAATACTCAAGCACTTCAAAGCGGTCAACGCCATGCTCTGGTGCATAGTCGGCTAAGTCATCTTCCCAATACTGCTTGGTGTAGTTTTCACCCATAGCAATAACTTCATTGATAACTTCGCCACGGAAGTATGGACGCTTCTTTAGGTTACGTAATTGTGTACGAGACATCTTGTGACGTTCAATCACATACTGTGCTTCATCCATATTGTTAGCATCTGGGTCTGGGTAGAAGTTCCAGACAGATACGTGATTTACTTGTGGTATTGTTTTGAACAGTGGGTCATACTCGCCATCGTCATTCCAGTTAGGATATTCTTTGTCAACGGCAAATGGCCCCTTCATAACACCCGTACCAAACAATGCCATTTCAAATGCAGCATTACGCAGATGTTTAGTGGCACCAGATTCTTCTAACTGGTCGTGTATCTTCTTTTGCATTTTCTTTGCAGCAATTAGTGCAGGGCTAAATGCAATAGAGGTAGGCGTCTTACCCGGCCCCTCTTTTAGTTTGTCAGCAACAGGTTCCAGTTTGCCTTCCAGCACCCCAAGTTTTTCTTGTAGGGACTGCGCTGTGGCTCCCGGCGGTAAGTCTTTGCCGTCACCCGCAAAACCGTAGGGACTAGAAAGAGCAGTTTCACCACGCAATTGTTCTGGTTCTTTAGGGTCAAAATGTACATCGGCAACAACCCCCTCTGGTAATTCAGTAGGCTCAATAGATAAAGGAAAACGCTGGTTAGCAAACAGGACATCAACAATTTGCCCGTATGCTGCCAGCGTCTTAGTTTTTGTGACTTTAATAAAGACACGAGATTTTTCTGTTTCAGTAAATTGAACATCGGGACCATACAAACCACGATAATTGCGGTAGGCTTTTAGCCAGCGTTCTTCGTCCTGATACCTATAATCTTCAGACCGCTTGTAGCGTTCCATAATAAATGGGATGATATTACTTACATCTACATCGGATACGGATGTATCGTCACTGTCTTCCAGTGCGATAGCATCATCTTCAATCATGATTTCATCTTCATTCATATTGTTTTTCCTTAGTATCCAAAGGTTGCGTCTGCTACCTGCATACCGCCACCGGGTCTGCCCATTGGGTCGTAGTCAAATATACTAAACCTTGGTCTGGACATTATACCATACCTAAGAGCATCATACAAGTGGTCTTCACTCTTTGTATCAATGTCTTCTGGGTTTTTCTTGTCCAACGGTATTGAGGGAAGTTGGGCCGTGAGGTTTGTGCAAGTATCAAAGAAAACAAGTCTAGGCTCCTCTGTAAATTCATCTATCTGTAGTCTGCGGTGTACTTCGTTCTTGCCAGCTACACGACTGCCCCTACTTCTGTCAGATGGACGCCAGCGACACCCACGACTAATCATTTGCTCCGCAAGAGAAGGACCAGTATCACCACGCTTATGCCAAAGAGAACTGTCCAAAACACCGTACTTAATATTGCCATCTTCCGCTTCCAAATCCAGAATCATATCTGCCAAGTCTGTGGCAAGGACTTTAGAAACGTAGAGTTCTCTATATACCACAAGTTGCTCAGAAGGCGCAACGGCAAACCAAACAACACCACTGTAGCTGCCGTAACCGTAATCGCAAGCACGAAACTTAACCCAGTTACTAGGTATACGATAAGGCTCAACAACATGAACCCGCCTATCAAACTCAGTAAAAGCAGCACCTTCTTTAATATCCCAGTCGCCCTCAAGAAGCTGCCTACGCTGCTGTTCTGGAAGCGATAGGAGCATGGCTTCGTAATCACCTGCTTGTGCAAGGTATGGGTTATCAGAAAGTCTTGCGGGTATAAATCTTCTCTTGAATAAAGATTTTCCAGCCTTGCTATGTCCTGCTGGATAGCGGAGAACTTCTCCTGTGTCTGTGTCTGTTGCATCGAAGGCTCTATTATATGGCGAAGGGTCAATGAACATCTTCTTGACCCAGTGATGACCTCTTCCGCCGGGGTTAGTCGTAGCCCTCATAAATATTGGCAAATCAGGTGCAGTAGACCGTAGACGAGAACGCATATAATTCCATGCGTATGGTGTGGCCCATTGTGTTAACTCGTCAAAGCCTATCCAGCTAAAGGCTAGACCCTGATAGCGCAATACATCATCATCTCTGTCGAGATAAGACATCCACAATCTTGCACCAGATGGCGCAGTCCACTGCATTTTTCTTTCTGACCATTTAATACCGGGCCAGATTTTCGGGTACAACTCCTGCGACTTAAATATAAGTTCCCGCAACTCCTCTGTAGTGTGTCGCAACAGAAGCCCACTAAACTGTGGATGTCCCATGTAACGTAATGGGTCAGCAAGCATAGCGTAGCTTTTACCACCACCTGCTGAACCGCCGTACAGTACTTCTCGTTCAGCCGCTGCTAGGAACTCTGTCTGTGGTCCCTCGTTTGGCTTGAACAAAACATTAGCGTGTTGTTCTATCTCGCTGCTGTCATATTCAGGTGATACAGTTTCCTGTATCTCAACCTTCGGCTTTTGAGCCTGTTCTTTGGTTACTGATTTCTTCCGCTTTGGCGATTGCCGTTTTCGCATATTCTGCCCACTTGCGGAGGCTTGCAGCTTGATTCTTACGTCTTCGCTCATTATTTAATCGTTTCCTCAACCCTACGTGTGAGATGTATCTGCCAGTCTGTGTACTCAGCCAATTAGCTACTTCACGGTAGCTGTATTGATTTACGTGCTGTCTAGCTTTCTCTAACAAGTCCAATTCAATTTGGATAGGTTGAAGAATGTCGGGGTCTTCATCATCCTGTTTATATCCGAATGGTACAGTACGTGCAATACGTGGGATGGGTATCCATTCGTTTTCTTCTTTGATGTCTGTTGGCTGTGGTAGCTTCCACTTGCCTATGCTTCTAGTCATCGTCTTCCACTACAGCTTTAGGTGGCATAAGCATGACACCGCCTGATGCTTCTACCTGCATCTTCTCTGTCTTGACCAGACCCACACGGTCAAGCAGTTCTTTAGCTGCAGACATCTTATCACGAATACCCAACTCAGTCGGGTCATACAAAGCACCTGTCATCGCCATCGCAGCTTTCGGCGCATTACGAGCCATGTACATTTGTGTTGCCTCAAGGATTTCTTCTTTAAGACCTTTAACAATTTCCGAAGTGCTAGAAGTGTCAGCATATCCTGCCATCTTTTTTGCTATTACCATATCACCACCTGCTTCTTCAAACAGGACGTTTAAAAATGCTTGTTGTTTATCTGTTAGTTCTCTAGCCATTAAAACTCACCATTATGCATTGCATTAGCCAGCTTGGTAGCCCGACCTTTTACCTGTCTAGCCCATCTGCTATCCAGCATTTCCTTTGCGGCTACATCATATTGTTCTTCGTGGATAGCCGCCCACATCTTTTTAAATTTACAAAGTCTAGGTACACCCAGATTAAATGCCATATCTATAACTATAAGTTGACGTACAGAGTCCAACCTGTCCACGCAAGGGTGCGCACGTACCAGTTCTTCCTCGACAATCTGCACGTCATTTGTTGCTAGATAGACCGCATCAGCTTCAGTGATTCCATATTCATACACGTGGTCAATACTAGGAATATCTAATTCATCTAGTTCCTGCTTTGTAATGCCACGGTCTTCTAGGTTTCGTCCGATACCAATAGTATCAATTCCAAGAGTGTCTTTATATACTTGCAGCTTTAAACCTTCTGCGGCTATAAGTTTTTCAATTAAGTAGTCTCTACGATATTTCATATACCAACAGCCCCTATTATACCACACGTATAATTAATAGTTTTCCAAGCACCATCAGATGGTATGCTTTCATGTATAGCCTTTATTTCCAAACACTCAGGCTCACCATCAAACCACTGAATAGTCTGTTTATAACATTCTCCTTGCGGAGTACAGGCTGTTAGTACCAATGCCCAAATTATAGCAGTCATTTTTGTTCATGCCCCATCCATACAGCAAACGCTCCCGTCATTGCACCCACAACTGTCGATACAAACGCAGTCTGCTGGGTCGTTGCATCTGCACCCAGAGCCATAAACCACTGAACCACTTGATAACTCATCAGAGTCATCGCTAACATCATTAGTCTTGGAAGTATTTTCCACGCTAAAAATTTTTCCATTGTTAATTTTGGCACGACTTATCTCCGCTTGTTTTGGTGTAGTGTGGTCGTGCGTATACCACATCTTCATTAACGCCGCTTTCGTCCACGTAACATTCTACCTAAACCTGTTAATGGAGAACCTTTTCTACGAATAGGGATAGCCCTTCTTTTGGTAGGAGAAGTAGTTCTACGGCGTGGACCAACAAATCTGTCCATCATACTTCCAGATTTTTTTCTACCACCAACAGGCCCTCTAGGTCTAGTGGGTGGTCTAGGCGTTTTAGTCTTAGGCATTCCGGGTCTTCTACCCATAGTTCTAGGTTTCATCATTTATGCTCCTATTTTTTACCAAAGAATTTTGTAGCTGAACGTACCCCAAAAGAAGCGGCAACGATAACGCCCAAGGAATATTGATACCACTCAGGCATTGCTTGTAATTGTAAGAATCCATTTGCCACCACCTCTTCCATGCCGGGAATAAATGCCAGTATCAAAGGGATGCTGAAAAGAATAGTAAGCCACTCATCTTTCCACGAAGATGCGCTACCTTTAGCCATCTCCAAATCCCAGTCAATTTCACCCGTAGCTTTTTTCTGCATCACGATAGCTTCCGCTTCTGCTTTGGCTACACGTGTCTTTGCTTGGGCTTTCTTTTCTTCTACCTTGCCCGACATCCATGTGCCAGCAAGTTCTGCAATTGGTCCAATAAGTAAATTAAGCATTAGGCTCCCCGTCTGAACTTTGCGGTTTTCTTTGATATACTTTTAGGCTGCTTGACGAATTGCTTACCAGCACGAGTTCCTGCTCTTTTAGCACGAGTGGTGGCTGCGTACTCCTGCGACGAAAGCGATTTGATAGCAGCCTCTGGTAAGTAACGCTCACCTGTTTTGGCGGAAGGTTTCCCACTCTTGGTTCTCCACTTTTGCTTCGTCCAGTTCTTTAAACTTTGTTGTGGTGATTTTAATGCCATGAATAAGTTATACCATTATCCTACACAATTGTCAAGAGAAAAATTAAAAGACCTATACCTATAGCAGCTATTAGTCCTATACCTGCGGCAATCTTTATGTTCTCCATCATTTCATTGTGCCGCTTTATTGCTTCACGTTTTGCTTGCAGCGCAGCTTCTTTTGCTTCTTGTATACGCTTGGTTCTAATATCTACAATACTTTGCCATGTACCGGGGCCAAAGCGTAAGTCAATCATAGTGCGCATCTCTTGTATTTTTTCTTGCGCTAGTCTAGCATCTATAACTTCTTGTGCTACAGATTGTATTCCAAACTGGTCGGCTATACCTGAACCAGATTTCTTAGCCCTTTGTTGCTGTACTTGCTTTTCGCCCTCAAGTAGATTGTCTACATACTTTGCGATGTCGCCAATATCGTTGGCGGTATTGATGGTAGATTTAATACCATCTACGGCACTCTTTACCAGTGCGATACCCGCAAGGGCTTCTGCAATCATCTCTGTTCCTCATTGGTTGGTTGATAGTCATTTGTTTTTACGCTGCCAGTGCGGGATTACTAGCATCCAGTTGCATCCACTTAGACCACTCTGCGTAGTAGTGGCGCATACCTACTTCATCGTGGATTGTGCTATTCTCATGTCGTCCATGCAAGATGTTACGGGGTTCTGTACCTTCTCGCATTGTAGTACCTTGACCTGCGACACCAATCAGGTCTTCATGTAAGTTTCTACCAAACGGCCCCCATATAGAGTTATGGTGTTTGATACGTGTCTGTCGTTCTTCAGGGGTATCTTTCTTTAGGCCGTAGCCACGGAACTCAATTAGTACTTTGTTTGGCCCTAGTGGTGTTACGCTATCACTACGATACGCACTGCCCCGCAGGTTAAAGTTGTAGCCGGGGAATAAGTCAACCATGTACCACTGGTTGGGTGGAAGGTTTGGGAATGATAATTCACCTCTATCCTCAAACCCATCGTACTCCTCGTAGTTCACTGTAAAGCTACTGACGTTCACATGCCCGTTATCAAAAGGAATATTCTTTCTAGCAAAGTACTCATCGTTAAATCCTGACACACGGTTAAAGTAATGCATGAAGTCGTGGTAGAACTCGCTGTTGGTGTCGTGCCACAGTTTGTAGTTAGTGTCTATTACTGCCTTGTGGTAGTGAAATACTTCCATCTCTTCAGTGTCAATGGCATCAGCAATACAATCAAACGCACCTGCTGTCCATTCGTCTACGCTTTGTGTTGGATTAGAGTCTAGTGTTACCCAGACCATTCCGCCGTGTTTTACTTCTGTGTTAAGTTTTACAAAGTCTTCCATTATAAATTGAACACGAGACATTGACCCAGAAGGAGTGGTGTGTTTATCCGTGTTGAGGTATCCCTGAATATAGTCACCATTGTTTATAGCTATTACAGGTTTACCCGCAATAGATGTAGTTTTAAAATTACCCGCTTCTGGTAATTCAGACTTGTGACACATAGGCACCCATAC